GTAGATGCTGCACAGACAGGCATCACCTCTATTCTTGCTACAGACTTGAAGATTGGTGAAGATGATCAGACCAAGATCGACTTTGAGACTGCTGACGAAATACACTTTTATGCTGCTAATGTAGAGCAGGTTTATCTGGGTGACAACATCTTTGGTCCACAGTCAGATAGTGATGTTGACTTGGGCAGTACTTCGGTACGCTGGAAGGATGCCTATGTAGATAGCGTAACAGTCACTGGTAATGTTACCGCAGCTGGTACTGTTACCGCAGCAGCAGCGGACGCATCTGCTCCTGCTTTTGCATTTACTACTGACACAAACACCGGCATGTTTTTAGCGGCTGCTGATGCAATTGCATTTTCGTCTGGCGGTACTGAAACGATCCGAATCGCGAGTGGTGGCACGACAACATTTACCATTGATAATGCGGCTACAGTTATTTACAAAGTCGGAACCAATGTTGCCGGTATTCGGGCGGCATCTGGTGATGATTTCTGCGTTGGCACTGATTCCTATAACCAAGCCATTAGAATTAAAGAAGCCACTGGTCGTATTGGCATAGGAATTAACGCGCCAGAGCATGTTCTCGACGTGGCCGGTGATGACAGCGGCCCTTACTTGATGCGGATTTTTAACGATGGCAATAATGTCAATCGTAAGGGTCTGAAAATACAAGTTGGTGCAGACTCTGGCGACCAAACTTTCATTGCTCTTGAAGATGGTGATGGCAGCAGTGTTGGCTCCATTACAGGAAGCAGCGGCACCGTTACTTACGGCACGTTTACCGCAATACACCCGGCAACATTACCATCATCCGACACGGCTGCTGGCTACCCTTACGGAACGCTGGTTGAAACAGTTGGAATTGCGTACTCAAAAAATAGCGCGGGGGAAGATACGCAACGAGGCATTATATATAACGTCCAGAAATCTTCATCTGCAAATAGCAAGGCCGTTCTAGGTGCGTATTCTTCTGTAGACCATGTAAATGATGGTCAACATAATATCGCAGTTCTGGGCGACGGACACATCCTCTGCAATAACGCTGGTGGTAATATTGCAGTTGGTGACGGCATATGCACATCTGCAACGGCTGGCATTGGGCAGAAGGCAACAGCCAGCCCGTCTATGATTATCGGTATCGCACAGGAAGCTGTGACCTTTGCCAACGGCAGCGAAACAAAGTTGGTTGCAGTGCAGTACGGTCTACAACAGTTTACTCCGTGGAGCTAAAACTAGGACGTTATGAAACTAGCAATGGAACCCGCTATGAAAACACAGATGGAACTGGAGGCACACGAAAAAGAATGTGCCATCCGCTATGCTGCTGTCCAAGAGCGGCTCGACAGCTTGGACAAGCGTATGTGGCGTCTGGAGGCGATGATAATGGGTAGCACAATGATGGTGGTTGCGATGGTGGTCACAGTATTTATGGGAATTAACTAACATGTCCGACACAAACAAAGTATCCAATGATCAGGGTATACAAGATATCATGGATGAGCAAGCTAAGGGAAATACCTCGAATATTCCGCAGCTTGACCCTACACTTCCTACAGTTAAAGAGGGAGAGACAGAAGATACCACCAATAAATTACTGGACAATACTAATACTGGAGGCGGCACTTCTACGGTAGATACAAAAGGAAAAACAGCCGATTTACCAGAGGCACCCCCTTCTGGTGTAGGACAAGTTGAAGATACCACAAAGATCGCCCCCGATATAACGGGCTTGGGTGCGGAACAGATGGGTCCAGCACCTCAGATTGATATCGACAAGATTCAGGGCACAGTCTCTGAAGGATCACAGGCCGTAGCAGCCACGCAAGAACTAGACGAACGGGCTACAATTCAATACCAGCTAGAACAACTTTTGGGTGGTATTCAAGAAGGTAAGCCTATGCCGCCGTGGGCTTCACCGGCTATGCGTAAAATTAGTGGTGTGATGCAGGCACGAGGTTTGGGCGGGTCTTCTATGGCTGCAGCAGCCATGACACAGGCTGTTATGGAATCCGGCATAACAATAGCTGCACAAGATGCAAATAAGTATGCCACTATACAGCTACAGAATTTAAATAACGAACAGAAGACAGCACTGCAAAACGCTGCTGTAGTTGCAGGCATGGATAAGGCCAACCTATCTGCTAGACTGCAGGGAGCAGTAACAAATGCACAGATGCTCCTATCTACAGAAACAAAGAACCTAGATGCTAGACAGCAGAGTGCAGTCCTTTCATACAACGCCAAAGTGCAGGCTATGTTTAAGGATGCAGCAGAGGACAACGCAAGAAAACAATTCAACGCCAAGAACGAATTACAGGTTGAAGAGTTCTTCGCCGAACTATCGTCGCAAGTCGAGACAGCAAACCTCAATCGTATAGCGGCTACCGAACAATTCAACGCTGGTGAAATAAACGCCCAGACTCAATTTAATATGAGTTTTCGCGACAGTCGTGAAAAGTTTAATTCGCAAATGCAATACGCTGTCGATCAGTCAAACGTGCAGTGGCGAAGACAGGTAAACACTGCAGCAACTGCCGTTCAGAATGAAACCAACCGTATAAATGTAGCTAACGCATTTAATACCACTCAGAATGCCCAGAATAATTTGTGGCAGAAGTACCGCGACAACGCGGCGTGGAATTTTTCGAAGTCAGAATCTCACATACAGCGCATACATGAACTGGGCATCATGGCTATGGAATTTGCCAATACAAAAGAAATGTATACTAAACAACAGCGAGATAATCTTGCAATGCAGATAGGCGATTGGGTAACAACTTGGATAGGCAACAGTCTAGCTCCCGATACTGATACCCCGTAGGAGATAAAAATGGACCTTTTAAAATCACTGATGCCACTAGCCGTCGTAGCAGGAGCAACATATCTGATGGGGCCAGTAGGTGGGGCTGCAGTAAAAGAAGCAGCCGCAGGCTTTGTTAGCAAGGGTAACAAAGCACCCTTGCGTCAAGCTCCGCAACTCCGGCCAACTAAGCTGGGACAGATGAACTTGCCCTCTAGGAGTGCCACCAATGCTCCGGTTCGTCTAAATCCTATACAGCAAATAATGCAGTCCGAACCCCGTGTGAGTGCGGCTATGTCCGAACTTGTAAATAACGCAACGAATAAACAAGTCACTGATTTTTTCTATAAGTACGGAAACATCAGCTATACGGCAAAGGGTGGACGACCTCAACTCGTTCAACATACTGATATACAGGTATAAACTATCATGGAAAAAACGTCTCTCCCACCTGCAGGAAGTATCGAAGCAAAGGATGATTTTGCTATGGCTCCGGCTGGCTATGGCCTGACCGTAGAAAACGAGCGTTGGCCGTGGGGTCAGCCGCCACAGCAAGTCAACCCTGAACAGATTCTGAAGTCTGCTATAGATTCCCTAGAAATGAGGCAGAACCGCCAAGAGCTTCTGAAGCTTCTTGCTGTCGGTGCCTCAGTAGAAGTTCTTGTTGAGGGGTATCTACTTCAGGCGTTCCAAGAGGGAAAGTTCATGCCTGACGTGGGGCTGTTAATCAAGGGTCCGCTTGCGGTATACATCGCTAATATGGCTGAGAAAAACAACATACCGTATCGATTCTTCGAAAACGATGATGCTCTCACCCAAGATGAGATGGATGATAAGACGTTCTTTACGATGATGAAAGAGAATAATCCTGCTATGTTTGCGTACGTAGCTGACACCCTGAACAGGGGCATTCGTGAGGGTAACGCACCCGCACCGGAAAAAGAAGAAAACTTTATAAATATGAAAGATGTGGCGGAGGAATAGGATATGCTGGCAGCTTTAGCTCTGGGTACTGTAGCGGGATTCACCAGAAACATAAAACAAGAAGCTCAACTTCGTATGGGTGAGCAGCAAAGTGTAGACGAATTAAATAAGCTGATTATGAACGCCGGTCTTACCGGGGGTAAAAATTTTAGCGCAGCCAATGCTAAAATCCTTTCCACTGCAGTCAAGGATATGCAGGATCAAATCGATAGTCGGGAAAGAATCGATATATTCGGAAGAGCAGGCCCGCGCATAAACACTGACTTGTCTGGCGTTATACCTCTATTGCAGAGTGTGGACAACACACAGGAAGGTATGATCAAAAAGGATATTGCTGGGTACCAATTTCTTGTTCCTGAAAAATATTCGGATGTAGTCGGTAAGCCTCAAGCGGATGCCATACTCTTCGAAGCATTCGGAAAAGATGCTCTTAAGAATAAATCCAAGTTTGAAAAATACGTACGTGAGAGTGGCGTACGCGATGAAATGGTAAATAGAATTAATAGTCTTGCTAAACGCAGTCTTGTTTTTGCTTCGACGGGTACGGGGGAAGCCGCACAAGCAGGTTCAATCCGTATAGGTCTAAGTGATCTTGAGGGCTACGACTACCTAAACGATTTCCTAAACATAGATAAGGGACAACAATTTCAAGTAGAAACAGAGGCATTTTTTGAAAGCCAAGAAGCAAGCAGTATTTACGGAGACGCTTTGTTGAGTCCTAGTGCGCTCGTTGTGCCCGGAAGTCTGCGAGGTCTTGACGGCAAAAATGGTGACTCTCTACAGTATAGTCTTTTTCAACCGACTGATGTTGAATACTCCGCTATCACTCGTGCTGCAGAAGTACAGGGCATGGATACTTCGTACTTTTTCCACAACTACGCTGAAAACTTTGATGACATTGACGAATTAAAAACAGGCGTTCGCGGTTTGACTACGGCATTTAAACTTGGTGCAGGTAAGGACGCACTTTCAAGCAAAGAACTATACAATATCGGCGAGTTTCTAGTAAACGATTCAGACCTCAAAGACAATTTAATTATGCAGGCACGGGTTATTGAACCGTTTCGTCCGCTGTTTGTTGACAAGATTGAACAGCAGCTTGTCGCATCTGGGGTTACAAACGACATATACTTTAGTAATAAGCCCTTTGATGCACAATTTAAAAGTCTATACGGGTATTCAATAGAGCAGTTTAGGGGACGAATGGACGCATTCCGAAACGCAAAACAAAAATTGCGTCAGTATCGCAGCCTCGTTGCTCAGAAGGGTACGACGAGCGGCGGCTTGGTTGAATATTTGACACGGACTCTAACCTCCATATTCAGCGAAACAGGTACGATCGATCAGCTTCTAAATTATGTCGGCCTGAAGGGTGAAGATCGTGAGCGCGAAAGAGATTATCTTTACGGACTATCGAAGGGAAGCGATAAAGTCAAAGCTATCGCTGAAGCCGACACACTTCGATACATTATCGCTGCTGACTTGGCTAGGGCAGAAGACCCATCGGGACGATTGTCAGATGGGGATATTCTTCGTAACTTGAACAAGCTAACTGGTTTTGGCAACCAAAACTTAGAAATGGAATTGTCGTCCGTTGATCAAGTAATTACCGATTTAGATCGTCAATTTTCAAATTTAACCGTTCTTGATCAGATTGCCGGGGGAGCAGGTAAAACATCCCTATCTTACAACGAACGTCGCCTTCTAATTGCTGACAACTTAGCCGGACGAGCGCGGGATGAATATCTTGTGCAGTCCGGACAGAGAAGTTCATTTGATAATAACGAAGGCACCCCGCTTCCGACACTAGAGGAATTTGCCAAACTCACTCCTGTATTTGTTGGTGAACCCTCAACTGTAATCATCAACGAACAAGAACGCACGTTCAAAGAGATTCGTAATATGGGGACAGTTACGAGTCCTAAATATGTGGGCATAACTGAGGATAATACTGTTGTTCTGCTAACCCCCGATATTATTGGTCAGATTGTTAATTCTCAGGCTAGCACGGGCGGCACCTCCGCCGTTTCTCCTGCCACCAACCAACAGCCCACCGCTACCGCTGCCCCTAACGCAAATGTAACACCTATACCAGACAGCAACAGTAGCATGGTTGTAACAGGCACTGCTGAACGTCCGGGAGTTATAGGCGACGGCGGAACCTACGATTCCCAAGCAATGATACAATCAAATACCCCAATGGGGGGTAGCAACATAATGACCCTAGATCAAGTCATTGATAAGACAGGAAACGCTAGTCCTTCATCCCGTGTTACTATCGAAGGAAAAGTGTACGAACAACAAGCAGACGGAAACTATAGGGCAGCAATGTAAACATGGCTACGCAACAAACATATTCTTACGATTTTCCAAAGATAACCCGGCAGTTTGTAGAAGCGGCACCTGACTCCGACCTCGACATTGCAGCTATCGTTCAACAAGATATTGAACGCCAGCGGGGCTTGCAGAAGGGTCCGACTGAAGCAGAGATGCTACAAAGCTTCAGGGACACCATGTCTGGAGTCAATGGGGCTGCGATGGTTGGTCAGTATGCTGTCTCCAATAATCCTCAAATTGCCCAACAAAATTTTGCAAACATGACTGCGGCAGAAGTAGGGGAACTGTACGGCATCTTCAGTAAGGAACGATCTGTACCTGTCCAGCAGGAAGGCAAGCCTGTCCTAGCCTTTTCAACGCCTGACTTCGAAGGATTCCGCCTGAGTCCTGCTCTCAAAAAGCTTCCGAAACATCAGCAGGAAGCCTTCCAAGAAATCGTTAGTAATCGACAGAACATGGCAAAGATATTTGTACGTAATGAGTACAATTTGCCCCCGGAGGTAACCGACATTCTTCTTGACTCTTTTGTCACAGGGGACTTCCTCACTGAGTTGGCGCGTACAGTATCCAATCTTCCGGGAGACATTGCTCGTACACCTACTCTCGCATTGATGGCAGGTGCTGCTCTTAAGGCGAGTGCGGAATCTATTCCCGATGACATGCCAAATGGCATGGAAACTGGATATGGAGAGAGGTGGCTAAAAAACTGGAATAAAAACATGGCAGGAGTTGGTGACTTTCTGGCTCCGTACGAAAACATGCTTAACAAGTCTGACTTCTTTGACGCTTCAAGCACAGACATCCAGCAGTGGTACAAGAGCAAGTTCTTTTCGCAATTTGATAGCGAAGAGGCTGCACAGGCTGCATGGAGAGCTACTGGACATCAGAGGGCCACTCGTAAGCTCTACAGTCCGGGAGATGAAGGCTTCGATCCAAACATGCGTAATGGTGAAGCGTATGTTGGCGTAGAGAGGGATGAGCAGGGTAATGCAATCTTTGAGGACGTAGGTCTTCCCGAACAGCTTGTGTACGAAATGATTGACCTATCCTACCGCGAATTATCTGGTCTTGAGAAGATGTCAATCTTCGCTGCAGAAACTGTTCCCCTGTCTATGACAATGGTTGGTTTAGGAGTTCGCAAGGGATTGAAGGTATCCCGTATGGTTGATGAATACCGCAAGGCGAACTACTCCCCTGAAATGGCCAAGATGACGGACTATCAGGTTTACAAGCTGATACAGGGACGCGATGCTAAAACTGTTGGGTGGAGAGACTTATGGCGTAACGCCACGCTGGGAGCTTTTCAAGTCACTCCGGGCAAGCTCAACGTGGGACGAAATGTTAATAGGCACTTCTCTACAATTCAACAGCTAGATGATCGAATCCGTAAGCTAAAAGACTTTGCTGACCCTAGAGTTACAACTGACCTAGACGAAGTTGCATCCTATGGCGCAGCATTCCGCAATCAAGTCCGTATTCTTCGTGATCCGAAGTCAAACCCCCAACAGGTAAGGGCAGCAGATGCCGCACTTAGTACGCTCTATAAAACAGAGCGAGAACAGTTAGAGTCAAGACTAACAAACTACATCACACGAGGCGGAGGACGAGAGGGTGCATTTGGGTACTTCAGTCCGTGGGGCAACCCCTACCAACGAGCCATGTTTGCAGACGATCTGATAATATCTGCTGCTATAGGTATCGGTCCTCAGTATGTTGCAGGGCTAGGTAACATAGAAGAGTCAACTGCAGAAATATTTACTGCCCTAACTGCTCCTCTATTCGCCCCAGCTATGACTAGATTTTCTGTGGGCCTTGTAGCTAACCGTGATCTCGTAAGGAGTATTCCGTACGATGTTGCAAAACTCTTTGAAAACGCCCCGCTCGTAGGCAAATTTTCAAAGTCGTTTGCACTTTCTAAGAATACAACTGCTCCCATCGAAAAGATACTCGAAGCAGAGGGCATTACGGTAACCGGTGAAGTTCTCGAAGCGTACAACACATTTCGTAAAATGTATCGGGCTATGACTCCTGAGTGGCAAGCTCGTACAGATCGGGCCTTCCAAGACTACGATCAAACAATGATGGGCGTTCGTACGTCTATGGAAAGGGCTACTCTTGCAGACGGAACCACTCCTGCGTTTCAACAGGAAGAGCTAGACGACATGATGAAAACTCTTCATCTTACTGTCGCAGAAGCCAGTGGATTAGCTCCAATGATAGCCCTTCAGAGCAAAGCCGATTACCTGAAGCCGGGTGATTTCTTGAACCCGAAGAAAATGAGTAGTCTCACTACAGCCCTAGAGGCTGAAGAGGATGCGTATAAACGAATTGGTGAACTCGCAGCAACTATCACAGAAAAATACAAGCGGGTTGGCGGGCCTGACCCCCGTAAAAATGCACAACTTCAAAAATTTCTGACGCATTTCGCTGCAGTTTCAGAACAGGGCAAGGACAACTTGTCAATAAAGCGGCAGCTTCTTCGTGACAAACTAGATCAATTTGTAAACGCTGTAGACACTGAGATTGATCCGGATACGATAGACGACATCGTAAATATGAAGCTGATATACACGGCTCCAGAGATGCGTGACACCATAGACAGGGCAGATTTAATAGCTGAGACTGCTGTTCAAATTGCAGAGGGTGCCCGCGTTCAAGCCCGTGAGATTGCAGGTCTGGCATCAAATATGTCTCAGAGTCATATTGCCAACGAGATACGCACAGTTGCAGATCGACTGTTTGATGCGGAAATGGGCACGAAATACGCTCTTGGCAAGATGTTTTACAACATGGTTGACAACTACGCCATGAAAAACAATGTGCTTATTGACCTGCGCGATGTAGGACAAAAGCTGCACGATACAGCCTCTACTCTAAACACTGATCCCTTTGCAAAAGCGTTTGGCGGGGGACGGGAATACCTGAGTAAGATTGGTGGCCGTGCTGAGACTGCCTTTGAGAATGCTGCTGAACGTGGCCTACGTAATGGGTACGGTGTAGGCATAGACGAAATGATGGCACAGTCTGGAACCGACAGCTATCTCGACTTTGCACTTAAGCTAATAAAAGATGATCCGGATGCAAACGTATTTCAAGCGACGATCAGTGAAACAGAAGATGTATACAGAGCATTCCGTGACTACGAAGCAAAGGAACGATCCTTCAGGGTAGGTAGCATTGTTAAGGATAAGGATGTCGATGGTTCGTTTTCAAGTATTGTAAATCAGGCATACGAAGATGCTGATCCTGAAATATATCGCTTGACTCTACAGGCGCGAGAATCGTGGGAAACTAATGTGGGTGAGCAGATAGATGCAACCACTCTAGCCGGAGAAGCCCGTCGTGGTACAGTTCGTAGAAACGTCAAGTCCACCAGTGCGGAGGAGGGACTTCACAGGTACAAGAAAAATAAGTCCCCAGCCACACCCTTCGTTGAATTATCGGACAAAATTGTAAAATACGTAAACGAACCCGACGCCGATAAGCGACTCATATTGAAGGCTGAGATTGAGGACAGTCGTCGTCACATAATGTACTTTCTTTCGGGAGGGGAGCAAGTCAACGGCCAGTACTCAATCAATCTTGATAATATGCAGCGAAGAGTTAATGCTGACACCGCAAGCACTATGATTGAAATACTAGTTCAGAAGCGTTTAATTTCAAACTATGAGACTGATCTGGAAGCTATCACAAAGCCGTTTGCTGATCCCACTCGTCTAACACCGGATGATGCGGCAATTCAACGTAGTAAGGCTGTCACAGAACTTGCTAGACGTAACAATTACAATTTTAGTAGGTCGGCTAGGCTTCGTGAAGTGGAGCAGATGCTGTCTATTCCTGTAACGGGCAGCACCAACGACGACGTTATATACTACACTCCTCTGCCTTCCCTAGTCAAAAATCAACGTCCTGATCAATTTACGGGACAGGGTGAAACAGGGCGAACAATTCCCGGAGGCAAGTTTCAGACAGGCCAAAGTTATCGTGCGCTTTTCCAGTCCGATACAGTCACAGGACTGACAAGAAACATAGATGAGCTTCTACAAGTGGACGCAAAGGCTAGGGCCGAATATACGTCTATAGCCAACGAACTGAACAACAAGAGTAGTAAGCTTAGTATCGCAGCTAAACGAGAAGAAGAGATGCTCACAGATACTCTGGCTAGTATGGGCGAGTATGGAAAGCTTGCTCGTGATCCTGCAAAATTCTTTGATGCTGTATTCGAGCGTCAGGACGTGGATGGTATCAACGATCTTATCAGGGAATTTGTTGCTAACGGCATGGATGAGACAGAGGTTCGTCAATCTCTTGCGTATATGTACCAAAAGGGATTCTTTGAAAAGCTTGGGCAGCGCGGCTCAATGCGACAAGGACAAGAACAAATTGATGTTGTCCTCAAAGAGCCTGAGATGTTGATAGAATACGTTTTCGATAAAAGCGACAAGGCTGATGTTATGAAAGCGGTTCTAGGGAACGAGCATTTTGAAGACATGAAATTGTTGGGTGAATACGCCCGTGCTGCAATAGGAGATGCGGGTGGATTTAGATCGTCTCCTGACATCAGGCGTATGACGCTGGACAACATGTTCTCAAAAGCTTTCAACCTTGCACGAGGTATGGTCGGTGTACCCTACTTATCGGCGGAAGTTGGTAGCAGACTAATCCTTCTTAGGCGACAGTCTATGTTACAATTTGCTATGTCTGACAGAACAGCCGCCAGACTGATGGGTAAAATACTAGATGGCGACGATAAGATTACATACAAAGAATTAAAAATTCTTGGGATGCGTATGAAGCTATACCTCGCTCGTGGCCTAGCCGATGACACAGGAGAGATACCTGCCATCGATCTAGCATTCCGAACTGATCTAACCAAGAATCAGGAGGTTCTTGCAGAAGAGTCGGAAGAAAGACAAGCAACTCAATTTAGTGAGAATGTCATAGAGCTTAAGGCACTTCAAAAAGAATTGAAAGAGCTTGGCGCAAAGCCCGTTTCTTCTCGCACCATAGAAGAGACTGCAAGAATGAAAGAAATAACCACACGTATTCAGGAGATAACACAATGAAAACATACACCAACGGCCAGCGCAAGGGCATGATGTACGGCGGGGCTGCAAAGCGTAAGCCTATGATGTACGGCGGCATGGCTACAAAAAAGAAACCCCGCAAGAAGGCTCAAGCGGGGGGCATGATGTCAACCACACAAGGCCAACAGAATCAGATGAAGGACAAGCAGATGTCTATGCCGGGAATGTCTATGCCGGGGATGTCTATGATGCCCGGAATGGCAGAAGGCGGCAGGATGGGCAAAAGCTAGATGTATCTGGCAGACTTGTCTATTGCCTCGTTTGCCCATGAACTCAAGTACCGCAACAGGCTTGCTATGGAGTGTGCCCCATCATACTCCGGCAACCCGTTGTTGATCACACCCTCAAACTCTTCAGGCTTCACAGACTCACAGAGTAATTCGACTTTGCCGTTGTTAAGAAGGTTTGCTTCGAACTTAAACAGCGATGCTTTGTTTGACATCAGACAACTCACTAATAGGTAGGTTGTAGCAATCGGCCTTGAATGTGAAGCCGTTTGCGGGGTCTACGTCGCCCCGTTTGTATTTCGTTGCCTTTGTGTAGAAATCTTTTTTCGGAATAGAACCCAGTATCCACGCTTGCGATGAGTCGGTCAGGATGCGTACAAATATATAACTGTCGCAATCCTGCTTGGCACCGTGTGCAGCCACCGAACAGTCGTAGTGTGGAAGGGGGCGGGTATTGCAGCGTTTCGTTTTCACATCGATCCGCTCCCCGTCCCTCACCAAATCATAGTCGTAGGTATTCGACTGGTCTGCACCCATAGCGTCAGCCACGATGATCTCGCCTATCGCACCAACAACATGACTCAAGCTACCAGTGATGCTGCCCTGTAGATTGCCTACAGTGGCAGCTTTCTTTTTGGCACGGGCTATGATATCAGGTGTTATCTTTACTTGAAGCATCAGTTTCTTCTTTTTCGAACATGCGTTTATACGTAAGCATAGCTGCTTGGCACTCTGCCACTTTCATGCTGAGTTCATTGAGTCGCCTAGATGTGTGACTCATATTATTTATGATCTGTTTCTGCTTGTCAGACAGATCATCCAGTTTATATTCTTTGCCGTCCAGTGTGATTGTAGACTTCTCACTCATTCTTACTCTCCTGTTCTTCCTTTTCTCGTTTTAGCATCCACTCCCTGTAACAGGGATGGTGAGGATGGGGATCATACTGAATCCATCCGTCACCCTGCTTCCACACGAGGGGTGGCTTTTTCTTTTCCTTCTTAGGCGGCATTCAAGTCTACCACTTCGCACACGCCTGCAGTACACGCCAGTTCACGTGATCCGGATGTGTTGTCTTCCTTCTCATACTCTGACAGTGCAGCCCAGTCGATAGCCAGCGTACCGTACGCAGCTTGCCATTCCAAGTAATCATCCGCCTCAATGTCCTGATACGGAGCCTGTTGGTACGTATGATCTGAGTGAGGCAAAAAGGATACGCCAGATGCCACGTCGAAGTTCTCGTATACCCACGCCCCTACTTCCATCCATTCGTGTTCTTTGACCGTGATGGTCACAGAGGGCTTGTGTTCACACCAGTATATAGCATAAGTCTTCCAGAGTTCAAGCTGTTGAATAGCTGACATATCATCGCGAGTTACGGCACCCTCTGGAGAACGCATCGCAAACGAGAAGACAGTCGTAGAGTCCGGCTTCATAACACACGCTTCACTATATATTCCCTGTTCCTTGAGAAACTGTGTCAAGGGGTCTTTGTTGTCCCCTCGCACTGTGCGGATATAGTGTTCGTTGTGACGGGCGTGAATACCACTAGCGGCGTCTACGAGTTGAGACACAGTGCCCGATGGCTTTACACAGGTGATGGCAGCGGACTGAGGGATTCCAAGCATCTGGGCATACTGTTGATTGGTATCGACGGCGACTTGTTTCATTTCTTCGAGCCATCGACGGGAATCGACGGTCTTCGATAAAACTGAGTGATCCATTATACCAGTCAAGGACACGCCCAATAAGCGTTCTTCTTCTGTGTTGTCTTTCCATACTTTCCTCAGATACTTGAAATCGGTCAGGGTTGACTGCAGAGTACCCAAGATGGTTGCGAGACGCACCTTGCGCTTCAAGGACTCCAGCGTATCGTTTTCGCGGACTACCACCTCTGACAGATTGCAGAACTGATAGGGACGCAGGATGATTTCAGAACATGGGTTCGTGCCCCACATGTGCCCCTGCTCACGCCGTCCGTTACGAGCAACCTGTTTATCCGCTGCTGCACGATTGAAAATACCACGCTCACCGGACTTGGAATCGTATAGGGCTAGCCACTCTCGCATAAACGTGCCCATCTCCGGCTTACCCTTATAGGCTACAGAATTGTTGGCAAGGGCACGTTGACCCTCGTGTTCCCACCACTGACCAGACTTGGCGTGTGCCATCTGATCGTCATTCAGATTGGACAGGGAGATCAGGGCAGAGCGACGTACGCCACCAACTACGACGATCTCACCAATCTTACACATCAAGTCGTGGCATTCGATAGGAAATAGCTTACGCCCCTGCGCCTTACGAAACAGTGCGACTGTAAAATGAAACAGGTCATCTAGTGGGCCGGGGCCAGATGCACGACCACCCATTGTCTTGAGCCGTTCGCCTGACGCACGTACGGCAGACAAGTCCCACTCCGGAATCTGTCCGGCGTAGAGTAGCGCAATCAATTCCCGCAGGGACTTTGCCCACCCCGGCTTCGAATCACCCACGCGGATCACAGTGTCCGTCTCGTGCATAGCGTCACTGATAATCGGAAGATTCTCTACATTCTCACGCTCAACAGAGAAACCTACTCCCGTGCCGCACATCAGGATGTACATGCACTCATCGAAAGAGCGGGGGCTATCCACGGGGATATAGCTGCAATTATACCCGCAGATGTTGTCACGTTCGAGAGCGGCACCGGCAGTCATCATACCACGCATGGAAGGCATAATTTCTTGTCCGACAATAGCTTCCTCAATGTCAAAAATATCGTCGTCGGAGATGTCGAAATCATGCTTGCTTTTAACGTGATTACGCATGAAGCTTGTGTAACGGTTTACGGTTTCATCCCAGTTCTCTCTGCGCTGTTCGCTGTCGAGCCAACGGGCGTAGCGGGACTTGTGAATGAATTGTTGGTAGGGTGTGGGCAGCATGTTATTCACGATTCTTCTCCTTCCTCTTGATCTGGGTAGTATACATAAACTGCAGAGTTACAATTTGGACAGTGTAGGTTTGTAACCATGATGTATTCTTCTTCTTCTACATCGTGATCACCGCCCCATATTAGTTCGTGTTTACAATGCCAGCAGTTCATGTCTTTGTTTCTATTAATTTGTTTAGGTAGAACTGGGCCTTTTTAAGGTCTTCGAGTCCGTTTTTGTATCTGTACCGCCAGAGGTACTTGAGGATGTTGCCTTGCAGGTAGTGTTCGAAGCCGTCGCCTGTCGCCGCTGCGATTGCGTCAAGGCATTCGATACCTGCCTGATTATAGTGTGGCGGGTGATTGACGTTATCGGCATTCTTGCTCTTCTCCCCCAAGTAGTCTTCGCTACGTATATGCATGTATTCCTCGTGTCTCATCTGTTGTCACCATCACCCTGTATCTTACCCTGTGCCATGCGCGACTTCAACTTATAGATGTTCATCTCCGCAATCTGCTGCAGGGTAAAGCCCAGATCATCTGCGAGGGCCGCACAGTACCACAGAACATCTCCTATCTCTTTAGCTATCTCTCCCTTGAACTGGGCGTCGTCGCGTCCGTCGCG